CAAGGCCGGCAGGGTGCTCGACTTCGTCTTCCTCGGGACCCGCGCCCATCTCCATCTCGATGTGGCCGCCTTTGGCGTACATCTTGGGGGAGCGCTTCATGTCGGCTTCGGCCTCGTCCATCGCATCGTCGTGCTCGATCTCTTTCTTGTACGGGGCCTTGTGGTTGTTGTGCTCTTCCGCCATATCGGGGACGCTGTCGCCTGATTTCATGGCGTCCATCTCGTCGTCTTCGCGGGGCGGCCGTGCATCGTACGGGCCGGGAGACTTGCTCTTCATCATGTCCGACTCGTCGTCGAACATGTTCCTGTCACGGACTGAGAAGGCGCCCGAAGAGACTACCCGGGGCTTGGTGGGGATGGTGGCGAAGCGGCCGGCGGTCTTTTGGGCCTGTTTCACGGTCGGGTTGTCGGTCCAGGCATCGTTCTTGGCTGGCTTGTTGCCGCTGTTGTGGGCAGCCATCTTGGCGTCGTTGTACTTGCTGTCTGGCATGGGGCGGGATTCGGTCTTGGCCGAAACTGCTCCGCCTTCAGCCATCTTTTTCGGAGCTTTGCGCTTCACTGAGTAAGCGATAGCCAAAGCCTGTTTTTGAGGCTTGCCGGCTTCCATCTCGGTCTTTACGTTCTTCGAAAAAGCCTTAGGTGATTTACCTTTGAGAAGCGGCATGTTATCCTCAGCCCACCGAGATGGTGGTTTTTACGACGTTCAAGCCTTGGTCAACGAGGGCTGCGGAGCTCATCGTGATGGCCAGGGTATCCAAAGCAGCGCAGTTCGCGAGGAATCCGAAGCCTTCGGCTCCGGCCATACCGGTGTAGATCGTGGTGGGGCTGCCCATGTTAGGCGTCTGGGTCACGGTGACGACGACCTGGGAGTTAGCAGCGTCTCCCTTTTGGATACCGGGCAGGGTCAGAGTGCCGCGGACAGGGGTAGGACCAGCTGCAGGGATGCCCACGGAGATCGTGGTCAGTCCAGACACGGTAGCGTTGAGATTGAAAGCCATTATATTTCCTCTTATCCCCTGTATGCTTTTAGGGGGATTATTTTAGCGCCATCTCGTTCTTTTTGAAGATAACTAATGGCTTTCATTAAGTTTTTAACACTATGTTTTAGTTGCCCGATTGCTCGGTTGCAGTTATCGCATAACAACCCGCGAATAACTTTTGTATCTGCACAATGATCCACAGCTAAATTCTTGCTTAACCCCTCTTGAGGGTCTTCACAGATAGCACAGCATCCATTTTGTGACTTAAACATTTGATTATACTCATCTAAGGACAATCCGAAACGATACCACAAGTTCTCTTTGCGTCCTTTTTCAGGAGTATGAGCTTGTCTGCGTTTAGCATTTCTGCATTCTTTACAAACGCCTTGACGCCCGTCCTTAGAATAACCGCTACGGCGCCCAAAGGCCGTTAGAGGTTTTTTCGAGCTACAGGAAGAACAGATCTTAATCACTCTGCTGCCTTTTTATTCTGGCTATCGTAAGAATGAGGCTCCGCTTTATCTTCGTGCTCACCTTCAAAGTGGGGGTAGCTGTCTGCTACCTCGAAGGCGTCCTTGATAGCCCTGGCCATTCCTTTAAAATCTTCGCGGTTCAAGGCATCTGCAAAATCTTGCATACAGCCTTCAAGTTCGTGATATTCTTCAGAGTCTTCGCCTTCGGGCTTCGCATCCGGGGCGCGTTGGGACACGATAACGCCCGTTTGGAGCTTCTTAGGCTTGAGGAAAGGCAACAAAATGACCTCCGAGGCGTCATAATGGTGTTATTTGTCCAAATTTTTGCTTATTTCTTCAGGATCCCGAAAGGATCTTGTTCGTACTTGTAGGATTCTTCTTGCCGATATCCTGCCAGCTCCCTCTCGAACATCTCCGAGCCCTGCGCCTCGGCCCACTCCTTGCTGCCGTACCTGGGCTTGGGCTTCTCTGGCTGGTGGGTAAAAGCGTAAGACTCCCGGAAGGCGTAGAGGACGGCATCGATGATGTCTGAGTGGTAGGTCTTCTTCAAAATGATCTTCTTGGGCGTGCTCTTCTCCCAGTCTATCTGCACCAGGTAGCTGTCCTGGGCGAATCTAGAGTCTTTCCTAGCCATGAACTTGCCTAAACGCATGTCATCGTTCAAGAACTCCACGTTGTCCTGCTTGTTCACCTTGTCTGCAGGTTCCAAAGGGCACCCGAAGCGTCTCCGGATCTCCTCGCCTATCTTCTTACCGAGGCCGCCTTCGTCCATTACAATCTTGTAGGCTTCGTACTTCCTTTGGAGACGATCAATATTCATTACGAGGTCGCTTATGCCTTGCTTCGTAGCCACGTGCTCCTCAACCAGATAGGTCTTAGGACTGGTCTCGGACCATGCCACAACGGCTATAGCGTCCGCGTCCTTAAAGCCTATGTCGACCCCTAGGATATGGTTCCACTTGTGTCCTTCTGGCAACATTTCGTAGTGGTTCAGGGATTCGCTGTACCTGACCCAAAGGGCGTGCGTGTCCAGGACCCAGTTGTTCAGCCACTCCCGAAGCAGGGTGGGGTTCTGGTCGTCCCACTGTTTCCTGGCTTTGAGATCCGCTACGAAAGCCTGGGGCTGCGGCATGTTGGGATTCTCGTAGAGCGTCCAGGCATGGTGAGAGAAGCCGTACAGCCTGTGCTGGGTGACCTCGAAGAAGTACCCTTGGGGTACCGGGCCGGGCGTGCCGGTGACTGCGAGCCATCCGTCTGGGTAGTCGGAGATGGACGGAGTGAGCACGTCGTCAATAAGAGACTCAAGGTGAGGACCAAAGTCCTGGGCTTCATCTATGGCTACTCCTGGGAATTTTCTTCCCTTCAAACGTTTGATGAAGTTGCTCATGTCGGCACCGAGGATATGCAGGACGGCGCCATTGGGGTGCTTCATCACGAGCTTGGACTCGATGAACTCGCAGCCCAGGTTGTATCGCTCGTTGATCTCCTGCAGGACTGGCCATATCGCGCCCTTGGCAGAATCCCTGGTCAGGCCCAGGTAGACGCACTGGCTCTTGGGATGCCGCTCCATGGTCTTCAGGAAGCGGTAGCCTAGGCCGTTGGTCTTTCCGGCTCGGCGGGAACACTGGGCGGAGAGGTATCTGGCTGGATCTTCGATGAAAGCATTCTGCTTAGGGAAGTTCTCGTTGAGGACTATGGGCCGAGAAGACTGCCCTTGTTGCTGCCTGGCTACGGTCTCAACTAGTATGCTGGTCTTACTTACCGTCATTTCTGTACCTCTATCATGGATTTTAACTGCTCGTCGGTCATGCCCTTGAGCAAAGCGTCTTCCCGATCTTTAAGTTCAAAGAGTAATTTTACCAGATCCCTGAGGTCCCTGCTGTCTGCCGCCGGGAGCTTTCCCTTGGCAGAGGCCACCAGCAGGTTGCGCATCTCCCTGTGTATGGCGACAAGCCCGTCGTCGATCAGCCTAGACACCGATATGTCTGAGAGCGGCAAGTCCTGAGGTTTTTCCCCAGGAGCTTGTATAAACTTGGTGCTGGGCTTGGCGTAGTGCTTCACTTGGCCTTCGGAGTCGGTTGTTCGTAAATGATGATTTTGATGTTGCCGATGGGAATCTCGAAACAGAGGGGTTTTCCCTCTTTGCTCTTGCCCTCGACGTAGACGCCACCGTCGGAGCGCACGAGCTTCAGCCCAGCCATGGCGCCGGAGACGTTGGCGTCGATGGCGGGGCCGATCTGGCCGAGTCCGAATACGTGGGTGACTTCGGCGAGGCGGACCATGTTCACTGGGCGGCCCGTAAGGTTAAGCATTGGCCTCTCCTTGCTTGGCTTCGTCGATGGTTTGTCGCACTTCCTGGATCTTTTCCGCAGCGGCCTTTTCGTCCAATTCCTTACGAGCCGCCCCCTCCTGGTTCAGCTGCATGAGCAGCTCGTTCAGCTCCTGGGAGCGCTTCTCAAAGAGGAATTTCTGGTAGTTGGCCTGTCCGAGTTCGACGAGGGCCTTTTGGGCTTCCTGTTGCAGTTCTTCCAGGGCACGCGGGGGCTTGGGCTTCGGGGCTAGGCTGATCTTGCGGTTCATCTTTCCTGAGGACATGGTATCTCCTTAAATTGCGAATGGGTTGAATAAGGCGTTGTCTAATTTACCCATAAGCGTAGAGCCTAACTTCGTTAAATGCGAGACATAG